ACGATTTAGCTTTAGATACTGTTGACTTAATTGAGCACGTTATCAGAACAGGAACAGGCACATCCCAGTCCGATATAGGCATATCGCGTATAAGTGTGTCTGGGTATGCTGGAATACCTAACAAAAACATTACAGGCAGACCCAATCAGATATACATTAATCGCAGAAGTGGGGCTACCGAAGGTAGTACAGTAATATACCCACAGTTTACTGTGTGGCCTGTGCCAGACACTACAGAGACCTACACCCTTGCTTACTGGCGTTTAACTAGGATACAAGACGCTGGAAACGGGGTTAATACACAAGATGTACCGTTTAGGTTCTTACCGTGTTTGATTGCAGGTTTAGCTTATCATCTATCGTTAAAGATACCCGGAAGCGAGCAACGCACCCCCATGCTTAAAGCTATGTATGACGAAGCGTGGCTAGAAGCCTCAGATGAGGACAGAGACAGGTCTTCTATGCGTATGGTTCCTAGAGTGTCGTATGTATAGATATGGCTAGTCGTTTTGCCTCAAACAAATACACTATCGCAGAGTGTGATAGGTGTGGGTTTCAATATAAATTAAAAAAACTTAAAGAAATCTATATAAGGACGAGAAAAACAAACCTGCTAGTGTGTCCTACTTGTTGGGAGTCTGATCACCCACAAAACCTACAGGGTATGTACCCTGTTGTTGATGCTCAAGCAGTACGAAATCCAAGACCTGCACAAGGGACGGATGTAGTAAATATATTTCAGTGGGGCTGGGAGCCAGTTGGTTTTAATGACAAAGATGGTTTAGTGCCAAATAGTTTGAAAGGCACAGGTAAAATAGGTACTGTTACAGTAGATACAGTGAATAGCTGAAGGAGCTAATATGAAAGTAAAAGTCAAAGATATGAGCACTATCAAACCTTGTGCTATGCCGACTAACGCTGGGTATCCGAATAAAATACCTAACACCCAAACTAAGAAGATGAAGGGTGCAGGTGCAGCAACTAAAGGTACTGGGTTTAGCAATAAATCTAATTAATAACAATGAATTACGGCGCATTAGTTGCAGCAATTAAATCTTACACAGAGAGTGATTTTTCAACTACTGATGTAAATTTATTTATCACACAAGCAGAAGAAAGCATATATAACAGTGTGCAGATTGCTTATTTGCGTAAAAATGTTACGGGCACAATAACAATCAATAATAAATACTTAGCTGTTCCTGATGATTGGTTGGACACGTATTCTTTAGCTCTAATAGATGGTAGTGGTAACTATAACTATCTAATTAACAAAGACGTTAATTTTATTAGAGAGGCGTTTCCGTTACCTACAGCAACAGGCACACCAGAGTATTATGCGCTGTTTGACGATAGCGCATTTATACTAGGCCCAACGCCAGACGCAGGATATTCTGCAGAACTGCATTATTACTACTACCCAACATCTATTACAAACGGTAACACAGACTCAAATACTACTTGGATTGGTGATAACTACAGCACAGTCTTGCTTTACGGTAGCTTGCTAGAAGCCAATATCTTTTTAAAGGGTGAGCCTGATGTCATGGCAGAATACCAAAAACGGTATGATGCGGCGTTAGGGGCATTAAAACAACTATCAGAATATAAGAACCGTAATGACTCCTACAGGGCGGGTCAGGCAAGAAAAGCTACGCTATAAGGAGATACTTTAATCATGGCTATAACACAAACAATGTGTACGTCTTTTAAAAAAGAAATTCTGCAAGCAGTACATAATTTTAGTGCCGCTGGAGGACATACTTTTAAGATAGCTTTGTATACGTCTAGCGCCACCATAGGAGCAGACACCACAGCATTTACCACTTCTAACGAAGCAAGCGGTACAGCCTATGTTTCTGGCGGGTTTACTCTTACTAATGTAGAGCCTTCAAGTGGTGGTACTACGGGGTTTTGTGATTTTGAAGATGCTTATTGGAACTCATCAAGTATTACGGCAAGGGGCGCATTAATTTATAATAGCTCACAAAGTAACAAGGCTGTATGCGTATTAGATTTTGGTTCTGACATAACAAGCAACCCTGACTTTAGAATACGGTTTCCTGTAAACGACGCAGATACAGCGATTATTAGGATTACATAATGGCGAATAGAACGAATAGCGGTTGGAGTCGAGGGCAGTATTTTTCGGGGCCGTGGGGTCAACCTGTTGTTGACGCTGTTTCAGTTACTAGTGTATCTGCCGCCGCTGTTGTTTCTTCAGTACAATTATGGCAAGCAGTTGAAGGGCCACCGTCTATTACTTGGAGTGATGTAAGCGATGCTCAAACACCGAGTTGGTCACAGATAAGCACTTCGCAAACACCTGATTGGTCAGGCAATATAGCCGCATAGAGGATATTTAGATGGCAAGTTCATATGTAAACAATTTAAGACTCACAGAAATTGCTACGGGTGAGGAAGCTGGTAATTGGGGAACCATAACCAACACAAATTTAGAATTAATAGGTCAAGCATTAGGGTATGGGACTAGAGCTATTGCCGATGCTTCTACTGACAATATAACGATTGCAGATGGTTCTTCTGATTCAGATAGAGCAATGTATTTAAAACTTACAGGTGGTGGACAAGCCTGCACAGTCACTCTTCTACCTAACACAGCATCAAAAGTATGGATGATGCAAAACGACACAAGCTACACACTTACGTTTTCTCAAGGTAGTGGAGCTAATGTATCTATAGAAGCGGGGTCTTGTAAAATTATAGCAACCGACGGCGCAGGTTCTGGAGCCGCTGTTTACGACGTACTTAATACGCTCGAAATCTCTGGCGATCTAACACTTAAAACAAGTGATGGTGCTATTTTAAACGCGCAAACGTCCGACACTACGGTAACTTCTGGTAGTGTTTTAGGAAGGATAGATTTTAAAGCTCCAGACGAAGCAAGTGGAACAGACGCTATATTATTAGCTGGGTCTGTCGCTGCGATAGCTGAAGATACGTTTGCAGCAGATAACAACGCCACTAAATTAAGTTTTCAAGTAGGCGCAAGTGGGGCAGCCACCGAAAAAATGCAGTTAAGCAGTTTAGGGCATTTAGATGTTACTGGAGACATAACTGGGTCTACTATTAATGCTGACGGAGACACGAGCGCAGGTGATAACGCAGCGATGGGTTATACCGCTGCAGAAGGACTAATTCTTACTGGGCAGGGCAGCACCTCAGACATTACCTTAAAGAACGACGCTGACGCTACAGTATTTACAGTTCCTACTGGCACAGACGATATTTTGTTTCCAGATAATGCTAAAGTTATGTTTGGCGCTGGAAGCGACCTTCAGATATACCACGACGGAAGTAATAGTTATATTAAAGATGCTGGTACGGGTGGAACAATATTTTTAAGTAATAGTTATTCTTTTAGAAACGCTGCAGATGACGAACAAATTATTCTTGCTACTCAAGATGGGGCAGTTACGCTTTACCACAACGGCACAGCTAAACTTGCTACAACTTCAGTTGGGGTAGAGATTGCTGACTCAGGCAATACTGGTATTGCCGTTACTTCAACTGGCGGAATTGGCTCTATAGAAGTTGGTTCAGCAGCAAGCAACGCAGCTTTTATAGACCTTAAAACCCCGAGCAGCGATGATTATGATGTGAGGCTTTCTTCAAGTGGAGATGGGGCAGGTGGCAGTTTAAGTATTGCTGGAGGCACGTTTTCTATGTTAGGTAGTGGCGAGACAATGGCTACGTTTGCTGATGACGGTGCAGTAAGTCTGTATCACAATAACGCAGTTAAACTCGCTACAGCTAGCGGTGGGGTCAATGTAACGGGTACTTTGACCGCATCTACTGAAGTTACTGTTAGCTCTGACGTGCGGTTTAAATCAAACATTAAAACGATTGATAGCGCATTAGATAAAGTAAAAGCGATGCGTGGCGTGTATTTTGATAAGCATGGATCGGAAAATAAACGGTCTGTTGGTGTTATTGCACAAGAGATGCAAGAGATAATGCCTGAAGTAGTGGTTACAGATGACACAGAAGATAAACATTTATCGGTTGCTTATGGCAACTTAGTAGGTGTATTGATTGAGGCTGTTAAAGAGTTGTCAGAAGAAATAAGTGAGTTAAGAAACAATGTCCAAACGATTAAATTTGAGGATTCTTAACAATGGCGGTCACAAGTTCAGCACCTATTGATATTGGAGATTTAGTTACTGAATTTGGTGGTAGTGCCCCCCACTCTTTAACCGAGTATTACCGTGGTGGCAGCCTTGTTCCTAACACTACAGCTAACAACAGTGTTCCTACTAGCGGTGCTATATCACTAACAGACTTTTTCGGAGCTAGTGCAACTACCGGGACAGATGACCGTACTTTAACTATAGGCTCTGGTACTTTTGGTGGTTTTATAGCTGGGT